CAACGCATTATGTGCAGAGTGGGATTATCTCTGCCATGATGATTTTGATCCTGAAAATGATCAAACTACTGAAGAATATCGCGAAGAACTTCAAAACTATACTTTGGAGGAGTTGATAGAAGAAACTAGCACGGGTGAAGGTTACACTTTAGACGAATGGATGGAAAACTGGGGATAGTGTGACAAAAAATAAGTGTCACACCACTCTCCCACAGGGGGTGGTTTTCGTGTATATTAAAAGAGTCAAAGCAGTTCTCTTCGATGGCTAAAACAGATCGCAAACTTGAGATTTACTGTCGGGGAGCATTTAATGCTCTTAATGCACAAAGAGAGTTTTGGGATCCAACTGATGAAGACATCGTAAGATACTGCACAAAGAGTATTTTTTATGCTGCGGTATTTGACTGTCAATTTGGCAAAACTGGATTGGTAAGTGAAGAAGCAAGGTATTTGCCCGACAGTAAAAGAACATGGGATCACTTCAATTCACCTCAACGTGTTGGACATTTTGTTATGGACAAAATGGAAATTTATTTGAAT